ACAGCGGCAGAACTTGATGCCATGGTTGATGGGTTGCTTGCACCAGAGCCACCACCAACAGACTCAGAAGTGTGGATAAGTAAAGCACAGGCTTCTTATCTATACGAAACACGATTTAAACCACAGGAGAATTTAGATGGCAACCCTTAATGATATGGAGATTACTTTCTTGGTAACAGAGTTAGGTAAACCTTCTTTACAATTCAACACTGGTTGGTATGAGTGGTTGGGCAGTAAAGGTAAGACAGGATCTTATAACGACAGGTGGGCATCTTATTTTGAAGGGCTAGGGATACAAGGTTCTCTTAATGACAAGATGAGGGAATTCTTTTGTGAGAGTTCTCCATGAGCATGAGGCTAAATGGCAATAAAATAACAACATAATTTATATAGGAATTTTTATGGTAACTTTCAATTCCGCAGTAACAAATCTTGGTAAGTTTCTCTTAAATATGCAGAGTGGCTTACAGGCTTTTACTACACAATCTTATACGGAAGTTAATAGTAAGCTGGGGGTACAGTTCGAGGTTGCTTTTTACATTCCCAGCCTTGCTGGTGGAGGGACTTACGACATCGTAGTGACTACAGGTACTGTCCCTCTTGCTATAAAAGCCATGAGTCTCGCGTTTGATACAGAACTCTCCAGCACACAGTGGTTTAAAAGCCCAGCATATACTGGAGGGACTTCTGTTCCTATCTATAACTACCGAGAAGGTGCTAACAGTACGCCATTGGTATCTCTCGTAGGTGCGACTACAACAACTTCTACAGGAACTCCCGTATCATCAAAAGCGTATGCAATAGGCAGTGCCTCTAATGGGAATAGGCATGTATCGTCTGTTATGCCTACACTAGGAGTGGAAAGGATACTAGAGGCTAACTCCGTATACTTATTCAGGGTTATTAATGAGGATAATGTTGTGATGAAAGCGAGTGGTCATGTGTCTTGGTATGAAGGTGGTTTAGATTACAACCCATAAGAAAGGGGCTATATAAGCCCCCTTTATTTGCTAGAAGGGGAGAGGTGGGAAGTCTTTTGCTCTCTCTAAGCTGTCTATGGCTTCCTGTATATCTTGCTGGAAGTCTTTATATCCTCTCTGTCCTGCCATTAACATCTTCTTGACTGCATGTGCTACAGCAGGGTTCTCTACACCGTAAGCATCTAGAACATCATACACATCAACAGTAACGCCATGATTACGAATTTTCTTGTGGTACTTACTTACTTTTGGTTCTAGTAGCTTATCTTCTATAGCTGCTACGTATTCTTCTAGTTCTTTCATGTAATGTTCTCCAGTTGCACCATTCTGTGCTATGTTGTTAATACGTTCATCTGTAGGCCAATCGGCCTCTCTTGCTTCACTGTAGTGACTCATGAATCCCTCCACTCTAAATAATCTAATACGTACTTACTACTAGTAGCTTTACCTAATGGGGTATTGTAATGCTTCTTAGCATACCTACCAAGCTTATCTAAGTAACCGCTATCACCCTTCGTTGGTATAGCATGGGGTACTCTGTAGTAATGCGCTCTTGCCATAGCTGTAGCGTAAGTGAGGTTAGTAATTAAACTATCTTCACTAATACTACTTACTACATCCTCAATGACTTTACCTAAGCTTCTGTAGTCTAGGAAGTTAGACCAAATATCATCTGCTGTTCCTAACTCCATTTGGTATACACCATAAGCCCCTATACCATCAGGTACTCCCACTTGTCTTAGGAACTTACCTCCTTTACTCTCATGTGCAGCAGTCATCATGAGGAGGTCTACAGCTTCATCACTATAGGGTATCTCATTCTCTAAGTACTTCAACGTAGGAATCACTACGTGGTCTTTGAACTGTTTGAAGTTAATCATGTGATTCGTACCTCTCTTTCAAAGAATCTAAGTCAACGAACATAGGGTTAAAACTCCCGTCCTGTACGTTGTGTTTAACTACTATACCTCGCCAATGATGATTACCTTGATGTCCTTTGTAACCTTCATCATGTGCATAACATGCTCCAGCTATAATACCCCACTGTTGTTTACCACTAGCAGGTAAGAATCTTGTAGCTACATCTAGTGTCTGCTTATGTCCTACACAGAAACTCTCGCCTACCTGCTTCAGTACATTCTGAGCAGTGCCTCCATACGGCTTACCTGAGAAAGGGTTAGCCATGAAGTGGCAGTAAGCTACACCATTAATAATTACAGGTTTCAAGTAATCGTGTACTTCCCATCCAAATTCTTTGTACTTCAAGTTATCATAAGATAAGAGCTCTGATAACTCTGGATTGTTATCTGCGTGTCTCATGATGCGTTCTTCATGATTACCAAGAGTGAGAGCCATACGAGGTGTATAGACTTTCTTCTTGTTCCTCTTCTGTTGTTTCTGTAGCTCATGTAAGGGCTGTAGAAGAAGCCTCATGCCCTCTATACTGGCTTCAATATCTAAGTGAACCCTCTTACCCTCTGCACTCTTCTTACCCCTGTCATAGGAGCTTAGAGAGGGCATGTCAGCGTGGTCTCCTATATGTACAATAACTTCAGGTCTCTTATCTACTATGTACTGCCCTATGTAACTTAGGTGAGACATATCGACATCAGGTTTACATTGAGTATCTGGAATCATTAAATGTGTTACATTAGGACTAACTTTCTGTGTTGTTTTTATTTTAAAAATCTTCATGTACATAATCCTCTGCAAAATTCCAAGCTTCTGCTAATGTGATGTCAACCTCTTCACCTGCCTGTGGTGAGAGGAGGAAGAGTTCTTCATTTATCTCCTCTATTAATGTGTCTGTATCCCCACTGTGTATCAAGGAGATCCAGTAGTTATATTTTTCTAGCATCGTCGAACTCCTGTATAAGCTTTTTATACTTATCTTTGGTTTCTTTTCTCTTAGCTTTCTTCATTCTTTGTCTCCAGTTCCTCACTTGCTTATCCTCTTCTGTCCTATGTGTAGGATGAAAAGGATTCTCTGTGTAGTCCTGAGTCATGTATTCAACTATGTGACTAAGAGCCACATCGAGAACTTCAGTATTACGGAGTCTCTTACCGTAACGTCCTATGTAGTTCTCTATCTTTCCTAGGAGGATATTACAGTCCCTATGCACAGTATTCCGTATATGACCTGTCTTATGGCAGTGGTCTAATGCTGCCTCCCCTTGTACTATCTTTTCTTTACAGATAGGACATCTGTCTTTGTTCTTCTTGAGTAACTCTCCTCTGAGTACAGATACTTCGTTGTACTTCAGTTTCAAGGTCATGTGAAACCCCTTATTTTATCTAGAGCCTCTAACTGTATTAGGAAGGATGGCATATTGATAGAGTCTTCTCCACTTAGTTTCAGAGTGGCCATTGTCTTCATTGTACTCCTCACTAGAGCTTCATCTAGTACCTCTAATTCTTCAGTGCTTAGGATATTATAGGTGCTTGCCATAATATTGGTTCTCCTCTATCTGTTATCTCTCTTACCATCCACAGTAAGTCCATATTCTCCTTCAGCTTAACTTCGGCTTCTTCGCCATGCTGTCCTTCATATGCTTCTTTGACAACATTGTATAGCTCTGTTTCCGTCTTGCAATCTTTAAGCGTGTTGTAGACTTTGACATTACCGTACCCCTTTATACCGATGATGTTATCTGTGGAGTCCCCTAATAAAGATTGAGCATACAACCATATCACACCCTCTCCATATAGCTTCTTCTCTCGTCTCTCTAACTTACCCCAGTAATCTACATAACGCAAGGGCATCTCATCCCTGTTGTGTGTCTTCCAAGAGTAATGCCACCCTTCGACTTGCAGTAAGTCCTTATCAATACTGCAACATACAGCATCCTTATCTCTTGTTAGGTGCATTGCCATAGCATCATCAGCTTCCATTCCTTCTATTAAGTCTGTGTTATACATATACATTAGGTAGTCTTTTATGTACTTGTACCACTTAGGCTTCTCTTTCTTCCTATTACCTTTGTACTTATGGCTTACTGCCAAGTCGTTTCTAAAGTTACCTTTACCTGTTAGGTAGACTTTGTACTTACTTGTGCCTACGTTCTTAAATAAGTTATTAAAGAAGTTTTCAATTCTTTGGTCTACTATCCAACTCTCTTGAATATCTTCACTACCCCAACCTATGCTATAGAGGAGGATGTCCCCATCAATTGCTAGATTCTTGCTCTTCTCTGATTCTTTCATATTCAGCCTTCTCCTCTTTGTCCTGTGCTGTGAGTTCTGAATAGGGGTTACTGAACCACTGTGGTGTACTCATTGTATACCTCCTTCTGGTTATCTAAATCTCATCTCTGAAGAGTTCACTCCAGACTTACCTCTTGTCGTATCATCGAGATTATGTACTAAGTTTATTCCTATATCGCTGTAATGCTTTTGGATAATCATCTGTGCCACTTTATCCCCTGTCATAATCTCAACAGGATCAAACCCAGTGTTTAACAAACTAATCATTACCTCGCCCCTGTAGTCCGAATCAACCACACCTGCTAGAACATCAATACCCATCTTAGCAGCAAGTTTGCTTCGAGGCCATATAAGACCAACATACCCTTCTGGTATCGACATAGCAAGACCTGTACGTAGTAAGGCACGTTGTCCTGAAGGTATAGTCACGGAGTCAACGGTGTATAAGTCTAACCCTGCTGATCCATCTGAGCCTTTATCAGGGAGTCTAGCATTTATGTGGAGTAAGTTTATGTTTATCATTCTTGCTCCTTTTGCGGCTTAGGTAATGGCATCCAGTGGGTTACACCGTTAAATAACATGCCCATAGGTTCGTCTAGGATTTTTCCTTTGTGAGGATATCCGACACCTACGTTACCACCGTAA